GCGCTATATCTTCGACAACGTGGCCGACCAGATCACCTTGGGCGAGATGATCGCGGAGGGCCAGCTCGTCCGGCCATGCACCTTCGTCATCGACATCGGCGTCCAGGAGGAGCTGCGCCAGGTCCGGCGGCTGGCCGACGAGTATGACATGGACCAGGTCGCGTCCATCATGGACCATCGGCCCATCACGGCCGAAATCCTGCGCCACTGGAAGGAGAAGGCCGGCGACCGGCGCACGGTCGTGTTCTGCTCGACGGTCGCCCACGCGGAGCACGTTACGCAAGCCTTCCGCGAGGGCGGGGTCTCGGCCGAGCTCGTGACGGGCGAAACGCCCGACGCTGAACGCGCCGCCATCTTCGCCCGCCTGGATCGCGGCGACACGCAGGTCCTGGTCAACGTTGCGGTCGCAACCGAGGGCTGGGACTGCCCACCGATTTCCTGCGTGGCCCTGCTGCGGCCATGCTCCTACAAATCAACGATGGTCCAGATGATTGGCCGAGGCCTACGCAAGATCGATCCCGAGCACTACCCGGGCGTGGTCAAGACCGATTGCGTCGTGCTCGACTTCGGAGCCTCGGCGATCACGCACGGGGCGCTGGAACAGCAGATCGTGCTCGAGGGCCGCGAGAGCGAGGAACGCGGCGAGGCCCCATGCAAGAAATGTCCCGAGTGCGGTGCCATGGTCCCTATCCGCGTTGTCGAGTGCCCCATGTGCGGACACACGTTTGAGCCGCCGGAGAAACCCACGCTCGAGAGCTTCGAGATGACGGAGATCGACCTGCTTCGCAACTCGCCCTTCCAGTGGTGCTCGGTCGCGCCCGACAGATCCATCGTTATGGCGACCGGCTTCGAGGCCTGGGGCGGCATCATCTCGCGCGACGGCCGCTGGTACGCGGTCGGCGGCTCCAAGGACGGGGCGGCTCACGTGCTCCAGGTAGGCGACCGTCTCGCCTGCCTGGCCTCGGCCGACGACTGGCTGCGCGAGAATGAGACCGAGGACGCGGCGCACAAGTCCCGCCGCTGGCTCAGGCAGCCGGCGACGGACAAGCAATTGCGCTACATGCCCGTCGAGCATCGCGGCGCGGACCTCACACGCTACGAGGCGTCCTGCATCCTGGCCCATACCTTCAACCGCTGGAAGATCGCCCAGGCGCTTCGGCAAGCGATGGGAGGCAGGCCATGATGCTCGATCATGCGCTCGCCTGCGTAGAGCAGGGCTGGGCCGTCTTTCCGCTCGTACCGAATACGAAGAGGCCTCTCACGCCCAACGGATTCAAGGACGCCTCCAAGTCAGTCTACGCAGTTCGGAAGTGGTGGACTCATCATCCCGACGCGAATATCGGCCTTGCCACGGGCGAGGTGTCGGGCATCGCCGTCATCGACGTGGACGTAAAGAACGGTGCCAAAGGCCGCGAATCGCTTTCGTCGCTCAACGGCTTGCCGCCGACCCTGACGGTCACGACGCCCAGCGGCGGCTGGCACCTCTACTACCTATGCCCCCAAGGCGGCCTGCGCTCGCGCAACGGGGCCCTGCCAGGCATCGATCTCAAGGCCGACGGCGGCTACGTGGTCGCGCCAGGTTCGATAATCGACGGCAAGCCCTACGAGTACCAGGACGCCGAGGAACATATCTCGTCGCTGCCCGAGCACATCATCGATGCGTTGGGCCGGAGCATGAACGGCTCCCATCCCGCTCCGGCTCCTCCCATAGGCGAGGCAATCATAGAGGGTGGGCGCAACTCCACGCTGGCCAGCCTCGCCGGCACGATGCGCAGGCGCGGAGCCGACGCAGACGCGATCACCGCCGCGCTCAAGGTGACGAACGCAAAACGCTGCAGGCCTCCGCTGCCCGACGAAGAGGTCGAAACGATTTCGGCGAGCATCGCCCGCTACCCTCCCGAGTCCTCCGCTCCCAACGCCAACGGGAACGAACCGAGCGCGACGGACTCAGAGGCCGAGGTGATGCCGCCTGGCTTTACCGATGACGCGCTGGCGCTTGAGTTCACCGAGAAACATGCGGAGGATTGGCGCTACGTCGCGGCCTGGGGCCATTGGCTCCAATGGGAAGGGGCGCGTTGGGCCAAGGAGACCACCCTAAAAGCCTTCGACAACGCCCGCATGATATGCCGCGAGGCGGCAGCCAGGTGCCTCAAGCCAAAGATCGCGGCTAAGGTGGCCAGCGCGGCCACGGTCGCCGCGGTGGATCGCCTGGCCCGCGCGGACCGGCGGCACGCTGCGACGGTCGACCAGTGGGACAAGGACCCGTGGCTGCTCAATACATCGGGGAACGTCCTGGAGATCGAGGCGGACAAGGAGGCTGCATGATTGAAATCGACGGCGTTCGGATCAGGCCGCACAGGCGGGAAGACTACATGACCAAGATGACGAGGGCTTCTCCCGGGACGCACTGTCCGACCTGGCTTAGATTCCTCGATGACGTCACGGCCGGAGACGTCGAACTGCAACGCTACCTCGCGCGCGCGGCCGGCTACGCTTTGACCGGCGTCACCACCGAGCACGTGATGTTCTTCCTCTACGGGACCGGTGCGAACGGCAAGTCGGTCTTTCTCAACACGCTCGCCTTCGTGTGGGGCGACTACGCGACCCATGCGCCTATCGACGCTTTCATGGAAACCCGAGGAGAGCGCCATCCCACGGACCTAGCCAAACTCCGCGGCGCAAGGCTTGTCATCGCCACGGAGGTGGGACAGGGCAAGCGGTGGGACGAGGGAAAGATCAAAGCCCTGACCGGAGGGGACACCATCTCGGCTCGGTTCATGCGGCAGGACTTCTTCGACTACAAGCCGCAGTTCAAGCTGATGATCGCCGGCAACCACAAGCCGTCCTTGAGAAACGTGGATGAGGCCATGCGTCGGCGACTCCACATGATCCCGTTTACCGTCACCATCCCACCGGAGAAGCGCGACCATACGCTTCCCGATCGGCTCCTGGCCGAGATGGACGGCATCCTCGGCTGGGCGATCAAAGGCTGCGTGGAGTGGCAGCGGATCGGACTCAAGCCCCCGCCGTGCGTCCTGGCCGCGACGGAGGAGTACTTCGAGTCGCAGGACTCGATGAAGAGATGGGTCGAGGAAGAATGCGTCGCCTCAGAGCGCGCGACGGCCCCGACCGAGGCGCTTTTCCAGTCGTGGAAAGCCTGGACTGAGAAGCAAGGCGAACAACCGGGGTCGATGAGGCGCTTTGCCGATGAACTCGCCAACAAGGGCTTTGGGCGCTGGCGCAGCGAGAAACAACGGGGGTTTCGTGGCATCGCCCTCAAGGGCAAGGAAACACAGGAGGAAATGCTTTGAAATCCGGCGCTTTTCTAGGATTCCTGACGGATCATGACAGGTTTCCACATTCCAGCGTCACGCGCGCGCGTACGCGCACGCGCGTGACGGGTGTTTCGTCAAGACCCGTCACCATCTGTCATTCGGAGGCGAAATGAGCAACAGGAGCAAGGGAAATCTGCACGAGAAGAAAGTCGCCGACTTCCTCAAGGTCAAGGGCTACCTCGTGGAGCGGAGCTTCGGCAAGCCCGGCTGGCGGCCCGGCCATGGCTTGGTATTCTGCGCCCGCGATCTCTTCGCGGCATTCGACATCGTTGCGATCCGCCAGCCAGCCGAGGTCCGGTTCATCCAGGTGACCTCGGGCGCGGTAGCTGTCCGGCGAGTCAAAGCCTTCGCAGTCTGGCCCAAGGCCGAGGTCTGGGAGCATCTGCGCGCCGGCGTTTACCGGATTCACCGCGTGGACGGGACCTCCGAGGTTCTGGACGTGAAGGAAGCCGCGCAGTGAGAGCATACGTCGTTAAGGAGGATGGCATGCAAAAGGCATCGAGGGATGTGAGGCAGTCAATACGAGTTGGGACGAAGGTGCGGGTGGTCGGGTTTAAGACGCCCAGCAAGTTCGATCATCCGAAATACGCATCGGATGAGAAGGGGCATGTCGAAGGCTTCGCCGGCAAGACGGGCGTAGTTGAGTCCGAGGATGGAGATGCGGCGCATCCATACACGGTCTTCTTCGGGGAGAATGTTCTGCCTAGGCGCTGCCGGTTCTCTGCGGCGGAGCTTCGGCTCGCGTCAACAGTTTGAACTGTTTATGGACATCTTCGCCTTGATGCCTGAAAATGAATAGGAGCCTTTTCAAGCTGCGCCGCTGCCGCTACTGCCGGAATGGTTTTCAGCCCATTTACGCGAACCAACGGACGCACAAAGAGTGCTTCCGGCTCTGGCGGCGAAAGTATCATCGGCTCTACCAGCGCAAGGTGCGGCGGGATCTCAAGCGAAGATGGGAGGAGCCGGAGAACCATGAGACGTAGGGGACCCAGGAAACATTCTCTCGAGAAGCTACAGAGCGCCCTGGAGATGATCCAGAAGGGCGAGAACCCGTTCCGCGCCTCTAAGCAGGCAGGGATCGCCAGGACCACGCTTCTTTACCACTTGGAGAAACTCCCCAACGCCGCATTTCCAACCGGCGTCAATCCGATCATCGAACATATCCGTCAAAAAATCGAGATGCTGCTCTGGAAGACACGCCTGCGGCTGATCCAGAATATGTTCCACAAATCACGCAAAACGGACGAGAAAACCTCGGCAATCATCTGGAAGTACCTCAACGAATCGCCCATCCCGGGGATGGGCATGAGCCAGGTCCGGCGGGCTGTCATGGACAGCGCCACCGTCGAGGATAAGCTGACCTACCGAGAGTTCATATTAGAGCGCAAGCAGGAAAAGAAGGACGGCGGCGAGGGATCATCCGAGGGCCTGGCCGAGGCAAGCCTCGACACTCCGCTTGGGGCCGCGAGCACGCCGGAGGCGGGCGGACCCGCGCCCGCCGAGGAGGCTTGAACCGTGCAACGAGTGGGCGTTATAGCTCAGCATAAGCGCACCTTATGCTGAGTGTTTTCTCCGTCGAGAAATGACAACTATGGACCGTGAAAAATTGCGTAAAAATCCAAGGCCAAACCGAGCATACTCCCCCTTTGAAAATTTGTCGACAGTTTTGGGGTCTGATGACTGATATTTTATATTCGACACTCCCTGTCCCCCCGACGGCAACGGGCTGCGCCCCCGTCGATCTGATGCATCGCTTCCTGGACGACGGTCATGTCCAGAAGACGTACCACCAGGCCCATCCACTGGCCAACGGCCAGTTGGAGGCACGCCATGGATGACAACGCCGAGAACCTGGAGATGAGCGAGGCGGACAGGAAGCTCTGGGACCTCTTCGTCTTTTCCAAGCGCATCCTGGCCTATGACCAGATCACTAAACTTCACATGGGATGGTATCGGGAACTCCTAGAGAATCGCTTTGTTTTGCTGCTCTCTCCCAGGGGCCATCTTAAAACTTCGGCTGTGACCGTTGGGTACTCGCTTTGGAGACTCACCCAAGACAGAAATTTGAGGATTTTGATCTTGAACGAGGTCCTGGGTAATGCCAAGGACTTTCTAGGCGCGATCAAGACGCATATCGCTTCTGAAACTTTCAAAGACCGTTATGGGAACTGGGACACCATGGGCAACCTGTGGACGTCCGAGAAGATTTTGATCCCCAGGGACAAGGTGCTCAAGGAGCCGAGTATCTCGGTGGCCGGGGTCCTGGGCACCATCGTGAGCCAACACGCGGACCTGATCGTGATCGATGATCCGCACAGCAAAAAGAACAGCGAGACGCCGCACCAACAAAAAAAGATCATCAATTGGTTCCAGCAGACGGTCCTGCCGATCCTGGAGCCTAACGGTCAGATCATCATTTGCATGACGAGATGGCATCGCGACGATTTGGCGGGACATATTATGTCGGACCCCGGCTTCAAAAATTGGCGCGTCATCGAGCAGCGGGCCCAATGGATGGATGAGGCTGGAAGCCGTCAGATTCTCTTCCCTGAAAGATTCTCTCCCGCGACACTGGACCGCCTCAAGGCCAACATGGGTGAGGTGGCTTTCAGGACGCAAATGCTCAATGACGTGGCAGGTCAGGAGGGGGCGGACTTTAGGATCGAGTGGCTCACGGCTGGCCGCTACTCCGAGAGGCCCAAGGACATGAACGTCTACATCGGGGTCGACCTGGCCTCCGGCAGCAACGAGGCTCACTCCAAGTTCGCCTACGCGGTGGTGGGCATTCCCAAAGGCGACAAGGACGCCTACGTCTTGGACGCGCAGAAGATGTCCATCAAGTTCCCTGAGCAGGTCAAGACGATCAAGATGCTCTGCCGCGTCCATAAGCCGACCATAATTGGGATCGAGGTGAACGCATACCAACAATCCATGGTCCAGGTTCTGCGGGTGGATGAAGAAACCTCGCGCCTGCCGATCAAGGGCATCACAACGAGCGGGGATAAGCACCGGCGCATCCGGGGCCTGGCCGTGCTCTTTGAGAACGGAGCCATCCGTCTTCCAGAAAAACTTACCGATCTTGAGGAGGAGCTCCTGCAATTTCCCGTGGGCAAAGACGATCTCCTGGACGCCTTATGCCTGGCCATGCAGAGCGTCAGCATTCAGAGGATGGAGCCCAGGATCACATTCACGGATGACATCGAATGAACGAGGCTCCCATCGTCCGATCCGGCGACGGCACGGCGCAACTCCTGTGCCCTGCCTGCCATCTGCTCAACCCGGAGCGAGCCATCAAATGCGAACGCTGCGGCTACTGTCTGAGGTGCGAGGGCTGATGCCATGAATCTGAGAGAGAGAATCGTCAAAGCCTTATTCGGCGGCGTGATCCGCGAAGAGATCGAGAAGTCCTCCAAGCAGGTCATCACCCAATTCGCGGGGATATCCATTGCCGAGGGCATTCTGCCCGATATCGATTTCGATATTTTCAACCAGATGTTCGAGCAGACGAGCTGGGTCCGCGCCGTGGTCGGCGTCATCTGCAAGGCGGTGACGGCCAGGGGCTATGGCCTCGTTCCAAGCAAGCCGGACGCCAGCCCCAAGAATGCAGAAACCCTTCAGGACTTCTTCGCCAACGCCAACCCCAACGATACCCTCTTGGAAATCCTGGACGACGTGGCGCGGGATGTCTATGTGTTCGGCAACGCCTTTTTGGAGGTGGTCTACGGCCCGGACGGCAAGCCCAGGGAGCTGTGGAACCTGGACGCCACTACCATGCGGGTTCTCGCCGATGAGCACGGCGCGATCATGGGCTACGTTCAGATTCCACGGTTCGCTACGACGCGGAGCCAGAAGGGAAGGGTCGAATTCGAACCCAGGGAAGTGATCCACTTCAAGCTGGGAACCAAGGGGGCTACCCTCTACGGCCTTTCCCCTCTCGCTTCGCTCATCCTGCCGATTACCGTGGACAAGTTCGCGCAGGTCTACAACCGCGCCTTCTTCGTCAACGGGGCCAAGATACGCGGCGCGTTCATCATGAAAGACGCCACCCCCGAGCAGGTGGAGCGCAACCGCGAGTACATGGCCGCCTGCGCCAAGAATCCCGATATGGCGCACTCGGACTTGGTCCTAGAGGGCGACATCGAGTTTAAGCAGATCGGCGTCAACCAGAAGGACATGGAGTTCCTGGAATTGCGTTCGTTCACAAGGGGCGAGATCCTCGCGGTTTATGGCGTCCCGCCGAGCAAGGTCTCCATCATCGAGACGGGCAACATAGGGGCAGGCACGGGGGAACATCAGACCCAAACCTTCTACGAGGAGACCATCCTGCCCTTTCAGATGCGGGTGGCCGAGAAGATCACCAAGCACATCATCCGGCAGGGCTTCGGCATTACTGACTGGGCCTTCCAGTTCAACCGACGCTCAATAGACGAAAAGGACCAGGCGGAGATATTCAACATCTACCTCCAGAATGGCGTGTTCACGCCTGATGAGGTGAGAAGGCTGGTTGCGCCTCGGATGCCCGAGATGCAGAAGTCGGCCGAGATTCTCAAGGGTGGGCTCTCTGGCCCCGGCGAGACCATCGTCAACGCGACCAAGGAAGTCGTGGCCATCGAGAACAGATTCGTGGACGCCCTTTCCCGGCTCTTCGGCCGGATCAAGTCGGCGGTCAAATCGAGGCTTCCCGCTCTGCGGCCCAAGCTGGCGAAGCAACTCGACGACCTTGAGGCGATCCTCGAGCTGATCGACAAGGATGAGATCGCCAGGGTCATAGACCGCTTCACTCTGGAGGCCGCCCGCAAGGGGCTGGAGCTCGCGGCGCGCAGGTCGGGAGAGGAGCAGCCCGACGACATCAGTCTGGCGCTCAAAGAGAAGCTCAAGAACAACGCTCTGGATCTGGCCACCCACCTCTCGGACTCCCTCAAATCGGGCATACGCCAAGCGCTCATCGATGGCCTGGCCGCCAACGAGACGATACCGGAGCTCACCAGGCGCATCGAGAGCCAGCTGGAGTCCCTGGTCATGGTCAACGTCGGGGCGTCGCTGGATGCGCAGGGCAATATCCTGAGGGAAGCCTACAGCAGGCGGCTTTCCAACTCGACCGCGGCCGAGATCCTCGCCCGCACAGAGGCCAACCGCGCCTTCAACGAGGGCAACCTGGACTCCCTTCGGCAGGCTGAAGTGGAGAATGTCCAATGGCTGCTCGCCTCCGACGCCTGTCCGCAGTGTGTGGCCGCAGCCGAGGCCTCTCCCGGCGACAAGCTCGGCAAGGTCCTGCCGATCGGCGATGCGTCAGGCGAGATTCCGGTCCATCCGCAGTGCCGCTGCACCTGGGTTACCATAACGGAGGCATCCTGATGGAACTTTTGAAGATCGATCTCGCTGATTTCGGCAACCTATTCCGCACCGACCCGGCCAAGCTCTCGGACCAGGAGCTGCTCGCGCTCGATCTTGTGCTGCACCAGGCCTGGAAACACAAACGGGCTGGCGGCACGGTCCATCTCGGCGATAAGTCCTGGAGTTTTGAAGACCTCGTCAACCTCCATGCCCTCGTCCGCAAGGAGATGAGCCGCCGGGCTTTCCAGCATACCATCAAAGACGAGCTCGACGACCAGACCCAACCGTTCCTCAAGGCCGCCGAGGAACTGGCTCCGGTGTATCCCTCCGGCGTCCAACTGGGGCGCGAGATAACCCTGAGCGAGGTGCTGCCGCAGATCAAGTCCTTCTACGCCCATCCCATCTTCGCCTGGATCGTGGGCGGGCTGGCCAACTGGGGCAAGACCATGGGAGACATCGACGTCCTGTGGTGGGCCACGCCTGCCATCCCGGAGTATCTCAAGAAAATCCTCGAGTTCCGCTTCGGTCGCCAGTTCAAGGACGGCGAGATCGCGGGTCGGGTCCAGCATCACCTCAATTTCTTCCAGGGCCCTTTCACCAAGGCGGTCCCGATCTACGCTCTCAAAGTCGAGCGCATCAACCCCGAGGGCGAGGTCAAGGCCGCCGGCGATGGTGTCGTCATCAAAGAGGTCGCCTTCATGCCCGACTCGGTGGAGATGGTCTGGGACGAGGCGGCCAGGGGCTGGACCATTCCACAAAGCTGGCTTGGCGGCGAGGCTGGCGAGATGCCCGCGCAAAAAAAGGCCGCGTCCATCGCAGATGATCTGCGCTCTGCCTCGGCCGAGTTCATCGCCCAAGCGGAGGCATCGGCGAAAGAGGACGTGGTCAAACTCTTCCGGTTCTTCATCCCCCTCAAGCCGACCAAGGGCCACAAGCCGGATGAGCCGCAGACCGTGGGCAACTTTCTCAAGTTCTTCAAGGCCTCCGACTTCCCGGTCTATTCCTCCAAGAAGTTCGACGGCGCGGATTACGTCATTTTCCGGGATGGAGACAAGGTCCAGATGATCTCCGAAGATGGCAGGGACAACACAGAACGCTTCCCCAAGCTGGCCGATGCGCTCAAACGGCTTCCCGTTGCACGCTTCGCCATCCTGGCCGAGGTGGAGAGGTGGGAAGGCGACCGGCATCTGCCCCGCGAAACGGTCATAGCCTACGTCAACGAGGCCGGAGATGCCGACGACTCCGATTTCGTGGCCAATGTCTACGACTGCGTGTTCTTTGAGTCGGATACCGCCAATCCCGGAGACATCCACAATCTACCCTGGGTGGATCGGCTCAAGTTCCTGGACGCCCTGGGCTTCCCCCAGTCCACCGACAGCCCGCCGGACCTGGAGGTTAAGCTCAACCGCGTTCCGCACTACCCGGCGGCCAACATCGAGGAGCTGCGAACCCAAACTGAAAAACTGCGACGTCTTGAGGGCTCCGAGGGCAACGTGGTGAGCACTCACGATTTCGCCTACAACCTGGAGAACAGGCCGTCGGGCAAGGTCAAGTTCCACAACGCGGCCATCCTGCGCGGCATCGTAACTGAAGCCAACGAGACGAAAACGCCGGAGGTCTTCAATTTCTTCTACGGCCTGGATTTCCAGAACATGAAGGTGCCGTCCGAGACGATCAAATCGGTGAACGGCAAGCTCTACCATGAGGTCGGAACGACCTTCTCATCCGCGCTCAAAGCCGAGCCGGGAGACGTCATAGACGTGGAGTTCGAGACGCTCAACATCACCAGGGACCAGAAGACCGGCACGGTAGCCGTGACGGCCTGGGCTCCAAGGGTTCTCGGCCTCTCAAAGCGCCGCCAGCCCATGACCATCGGGGAGGCCATCAAGGCGGCAAGGGCCGGCTTCGTGCTCCAGGAAAAAGAGATCACGCCTGATGGTGAAACCATCTTCAAGGGTGTCCGACAGGCCTTCGGCTCCTACGGCGGCAAGCGCGCCCTGGCGCATAAGATCGCCTCGTTCATTCCGCATCACCGAACTTACGTCGAGCCCTTCGCCGGCGGCGCGGCCGTGCTCTACGCCAAGGACCCCTCGCCGCAGGAGGCCCTTAACGACCGCGACCCGGAGATCGCATTCATGCATCGCTTCATCCGGGACCACAGCCCGGAGGATCGGGTCGCCCTGAGCAAGCGCGAATGGACAATCCGCAAGGAAACCCACGAGCGGCTCAAGGCCATGAAACCGGTCACGGACCGTGACCGGTTCTATAAGGCCTTCTACCTGACCCGGTCGTCTTACGGCAAGATGCGCGGCGGCTCGTTCAATCCGGCCAACGCCGGGGTCAAGATCGATTTCCCGACCAACATCGAGCGGGCACAGGCGCGGCTCAAGAACGTGGCGGTCAGCAACAAGGACTACCGCGAGGTCCTCAAGGAGCACGACGGCCCCGACACCTTCTTCTACATGGACCCGCCATATCCAGGCAAGTTCAACCTCTTCGACTTCGGGTTCAAGCACGAGGATTTCTTGAAAGCGATCAAGGGCCTCAAGGCCAACTGGATCGTGTCCTACCCTGCAGAGATGGCCGGGGCCATGAAGGGATGGAATATCTACAAGGTCAAGCGCCGCAATCAGATGAGGGGACCGGGCGGCAACCAGGAATGGGTCACCGAGCTCATGGTATCCAACTTCCCGCTCAGGCCCCTGCACCTCTATATCGAGAAGGAGCTGGACCCGACGCCCGAGGGCATGGAGGCCGAAGCCCCGGAGCTGCTGCCCCATATCGAGCAGGACACCGAGCTGGAAAAGGTCCGCGCCGCCTTCAAGAGCCCGGGCGGCAAGTACCGGCTCTACAAGAAGATCATCCGGCTGATGCCAGAGCACAAGAATTACGTCGAGGCTTTCGCCGGCGGGGCGCAGGTGCTTTTTCACAAGAAACGCTCCGATGTCGAGGCTATCAACGATGTGAACGCGGATCTGATCTGGGCCTACCGATTCATCAAGGGCATGACGCACGAGGACTGGGATTGGCTCAAGAAGCGAAACTGGATTATCAGCCGCGCCCATTACCAAAAGTTATTTGAGATGAAGCCCGAGACGCCTCGGGAGCGGTTCTACCGTTTCGCCTATTGCAACAAGGCGAGTTACTGGGGCCGCACCGATGTCATGGAGGGGATGCGATCCGCCCCAGGAAGTGGTGCCGGCATCGGATCGCACATCCGATTGGTCGAGCGCTTGCCGGAGATACAGGATCGGCTTAAAGGCGTGATGCTGCACTCCTGGGACTGGAAAGATGTAATCAAAGAGTACGATTCACCGGACTCGTTCATCTACCTGGACCCGCCCTACCCGCTGCACTGGCCCAAGGAGAAGGGCAAGTTCGGGGGCAAGTTCTTCAAGGAGGAGGACATGCTGCCGGTCTTGAAGAGCATCAAGGGCCGTTTCCTCCTGAGCTACGAGCTCGAGAAGGCCAAGCTCTTCAAGGGATTCAAGACCTACCGCATCAAGGCATTGCACACTGGCTGTCATCAACTGGGCGGGGCGCGCAAGGAGTACGAGTTGCTGGTTTCCAACTATCCGATCAAGCCCAACAGCCTCTACATCGAGAAATCAGGCTTGACCGCGATTCCTGCAGACGCTGTCCCAGCGCTGGTTCCTCCGCCGCATAACACCGACTGTATCAACGAGATCATCAAGCAGGACCCTGTCTTCGACGCCAACCCACCCGAGGACGAGAGCTACCGCTACGTCATCCAGCATCACTGGCGCGGGCGCACGGTCCATGCCGACTTCAGGGTCGAGAGCCTCGATAAGGATTTCCTGATCGGCTGGACCCTGGCGGACTTGATCGAGGGGGCGGTCGACACGCCGGTCGAAAGCCTGGAGGATGCCCGAAAACTGAGCCAAGACAGCTCTGCCTTTAAGATCGATTTTAAGTCCGGACAGTTCAAGGACCGTCGCACCAGGGCTGGCAACATCGCCCCGGCAGAGATCCGCGCCTTCCCCAAGGCCAAGGAGCCGCATGTGTGGTTGGAGGTTGAGGGCGTGACGCCGCCCTTCCCGGCCCCCGGCGCAACGCGGCAGTTCCGAGGAGTATTTCTCATCGAGGACGCGGGGATCGCCGAGTACGGCTCTCAAAAACTGGACGTCCACGAGTACTTCTTACATGGCAGGCTGAAAGGCCGGCTGGTTATCCGACGCTTGGCCCGGCAGGCGCTGCAGGAGGCGTCCAAGGTCCTGCCCCCCGGAAAGGTGGACGAGGCCCTAGTCACCACGACCACGCTCTGGGTCGCCATCAAGCCCATCGATCAGACGCCCATCGTGCTCACCGACCGCGAGGTCGAGAAGAAGTGGATTCCGCCCTTCGGCATCTCGGCCCTTCCCCAAGCGGTACGAAAGCTCATCCCACCGAAGCTCCAGTACTGGGAGATCGAGGACCGAACTGAGGCGCTCCAAGCCCGCGACGCCCTGGTCGCGGCGATCAAGACCGGCGAGTTGAAGATCGACTTCAATGAAACTCTCCTGGGCCAGCCGCTGGAAAAGCAGGCCCAAGTCAAAGTTTCATTCGCGCTGCAGTACCAGTTTTTCCGCGGGCCCATTGTGGTGAGACAGGGGCCGTCGCAGGAGTTCTGGACGGTTCGGATCGCCACCTCGCCTAGCCGGGTCCTCAGCTTCCAACTGGCGGCCGACCCGCTTAAGTCCAGAGCTGTATCGGCCACGCTCGATATCGAGCGAACCGACAAGTATCTGGACGTCCAGGGCGACGTGCCGCCTGGTTCGCCGCTCAACCCGACCAAGAACACGCCGTCGTCCATAGTGATCCAAGACCGGGGCGAGGTCCTGGTTCTAATCGACGATGAGACCTTCAAGAAGTTTGAGTTTCGAGGAGAGAAGCTGCGCGGCCTATGGATAGCGCGGCGGCCAACTCCGGATGCCGCTTTCTGGGAGATCGTGCAAACACTTGATGTAAGCACGACCCCCTGATACCCACCAGCTATTGCTCAGGACTCCTGACCTGTTGCCGAAATTGATGGAACAAATCCGGGTTCGTAGCACAATCGCAGCTGGGTCTCGGGGTAGTTTAATGGGTCGTAACGTGTTCCCATGCCTCTTATCTTGACAGCCGGATGTCCACTTCCCGTTCGACGTAGCCCCATTCCTGGCTCGCGCGAAGGAAGGCCACGAGTTCGTTGAATAGGGGTTCGTTCTCAGGAGAGAACTCAAACCAAGTTAGGAAGTCGAAAGGCTCTCCCAAATCGTGGCAATGGTGAAGTCTACGCGCGATCGCTGGAAGGTATTTCAACGTGCCGGAAATGTGGTGGGACTGCTCCTCAAATATGGCGCGCCGTTCGTCTTGCGCAAGTTCCCACCATTCCCGTGATTTGGTTATCGGGATAAGTGCGGCCCGAGTGGCCTCGCGTCGGCCCAATCCCGCTTGTCTGGACGCGAGGCTCGCCTTTTCATCCTTGGTAACGTAACGCTGGTTGCTGGTAAAGCCCTTGAGCACCCAGAGTCCGTGGGCTTGCTCAAAAGCGTCGGCGCCCTCGTGGACGGCAACGCGGCTGGCCAGCGGCAAGCCTTCTCCACGTATCGCTTCGATTCGATCGACTTTCCACGCGCCGGATTCGCCTCCGGCCATGGCAACACGCAGTGGTGTAGCAGTGTTGGCTTTCAACATTGACTGGAATTTTACCTCTTTGTCCGCGACACCTACAAAAACAAAAACCTCGTCGGAGTGTCAACAGTTTGAACTGTTTATGGACTCTGCGGAAGGAATGCGTTAAATTATTGAGGAAGACTATGGGCGCGACCATGATCCCGTTGGGCAAGCTCCTGAAGTTCTTGGAGCGCCTCTTGAGCGAGAGGTTCTACGGTATCATCGAGCTCCATTACGAGAACGGGAGGATCTATCGTGTGCGGAAGCTTCACAACATCGAGAGCGAGGAATTGGAACGATTAGTTAACTCCTAGATTCGGCGCTATCGAAAGAATCGAGGCGCTGTCCCTCCGGCCATAACGGGCTGGAGAGACAGCGCCTCTTGTTTTTAGAAGAAAACATGGAAACGAACGCGGCAGTCCTGGAAAAGGTCCCCTTCACCTTCCCCGTCCAGGTTCTGAAATTTGCCGAGGAGGCCGGGGAGTTCCACATCGTGGGCTACGCTGCCACGACCGATCTCGACCTCCAGGGCGACATCATCACCGAGGAGGCACTCCAGGCATCCTCGCTTGACCTTCTTAAAAACTCCACCGTTTTGCTCAACCACGATGTCACCCTGCCCATCGGCAAGGTCACCAAGGTCCAGTTCGACAAGCACGGCCTCCTGATCGACGCGCTCATCTCGAAGACCGAGCCGGACATCATCCAGAAGATCAAGGAGGGCGTCCTTAATAAGTTTTCCATCCGAGGCCAGGTGCTCGAGCGCGAGCGAAAGTTCGTACCCGAGCTTGGCCGCGAGGCGAACGTCATCAAGCGCATGGCGCTAGTTGAGGTGTCGCTGGTTTCCGTTCCCGCCAACCCCGAGGCCAAGGCCGTCGGCTGGTATGTGTCCAAGGCCCTCGAGGCTGCGGACCAGAAATCCAAAGGAGGTAGTCCCATGCCCCAAGAAGAAGTTGTCATCGAGGAGATTCCACCCTCCGCGCAGGCCGCCCCAGTGGAGGCCGCGCCGGAGAGCCAGACGTCGACGCCTGCGGCCGCCCAGCCCGAGGCGACGAAGTCGGCTCCGCCGCAGGCGGCGGCCCCAGCGCCCGCTCCGGCGGCAGCCGCACCCGCTCCACAACCAGCCCCGCCGGGGCCGGAGGCCCAGAAGCAGATGGGTGATATGTGGCGGGCCCAGCTTGAGCCGGTGTTCTTCCTGCTCGACAAGCTGATCGCCGTGGGTGGTCAGGGCGGACCCGTCGCGCAGCAGGTCAAGGCCATGCTCAAGCACATGGTCGGCGACACCGCGTATCCCTACCCCTCGGTCTACCCCTATCCGCAAGCGGTCCGCAAGGAGGACCTGGGGAAGATGATCGCCGGCGAGGTGGCCAAGCAGATCGAGTCGGCGCTGAAGGATATCCCGACCCTGAGGAAGGGCTTGGTCCAGCCTGAGGCCGGGGCCGAGGACGCCAGAAAGCAGTTTGAAAGCCTGTCGCCTGAGAAAAAGCTCAAGGTGGCGCTGGCTATGCAGCAAAGCTGAGGCTCCGGGAAACGGGGCTTTAAGAGGAGCGAAGAAATGAACGATCTGGAGCAGTTGAAAAAGGCCTTGAACATGGCCAATGCAGGAAGTTCGCTTCAGCAACCCCTGGTAGACCAGGTTTTGCAGGAGCTCATCGAGGTCAACAATCCCCTGAGGCAGAACCTGCCCAGGAAGCCCGGCTCGGGGTCGGATTGGATCTTGAATCAGAGGACCTCGCGCGGCGCTGGCGGTGCCTTCGTGGATGACACGGACGAGCCCACGGAGACCCAGGCCAGCTACGTCCAGAAGAAGTTTCCCTACAAGACCATCATCCAGCGCGGCAAGGTCACCCGCAAGTTGCAGGCCGTGGGGAAGTCTCTTTTGGACATCGAGGCCGAGGAGGTGGACAACGCCCTTCAGGCGGTCCGCGATGCGGAAGAGGATGCCATCATCAACGGCGACTCAGCCGTCAACCCAAAGCAGTTCAACGGGTTGAGAAAGCTCATCCCAGGAGGCCAGGTGGCCGTGGCGGGGGTCAATGGCGCGCCGCTGAGCCTTGATCTCTTGGACTCAGCCATAGACTTGAACCGCGGCAACCCGGGCATGCTCATCATGTCCAAGAAGGCGAACCGCAAGCTCAACAGCCTCTTGCAGGCCCAGCAGCGGTTCGTGGACACCATGGAAGTCAAGGGCGGGTTCCGGGTTCAGGTCTACAACGGCATCCCCATCTTCCGGTCCATCTTCGTCTCTGACACGCAGGTCCAGGGAACGGCCAACAACGCGACCGACATCCTCGTCCTGGACACGAGCGCTGTGTGGATCGGCGAGTTGACGGCCCTCAGGATGTTGCGCCTGGCCCAGAAGTCCTCGCAATTCTCCGAGTTCGACATCTTCGAGGATGAGACTCTCGTGCTGGCCAACGACATCAAGGCATCGAGACTCGCAGGTGTGACGCTGTAAGGAGGCGGGATGTTCAAACTTAGAAAGCTCCATCCTCCGTTCGGCAGCCGGGACAACCCGTTCATCGATGCAGTCTACAGCGAAGGGGCCATCCGCGTGGTGGATGGTCTCTGCGAGGTTAAGGAACTTGACACTCGGAACACGCTGCTCATGAGGGGTTATGCCGAAGTTCCATTGGAGGCGAGCGGCAAGGGAAAGGGGAGGCGATAGAGTGTGGCCTTCCCTTTTCCTCTGCCTCCGCCGCCCAATTTTCGGGTGGCTAAGGTTGACCCGGGTCTCGTCCGATTGTCTTGGTCGGATTTTCCGATTGAGGTCAAGCAGAACCGGCGGATCAAGGGATACCGGCTATACAAGTCGGCCGTCGCCGGCGAGCTGGGGGTCCGAATAGCCGATGAGAAAACCCTTGGACCAAGCACGTTCCAGTTCGACGACACGCAGCCCGATGCGGGCCCGACCCGGCATTACGTTCTGGTCGCGGTCGAGGAGTCTGGTCATGGTGAAGGCGCATTTGGCGTGGGGCCTTATGGCCAGCCTGATCCGGGGGCCTTTGATCTTATGCCCCTCAACTCTCGTCCTTGGGGTTCTCCGATGAGGGGTTGGGGCGAGGCCCCATTCGGTGAAGAGGCGTTCGGCTTTTGAGGATAACGACAAATGGCTGAAACACTGAC